AAACTTCTATTGGCTTGAACTTTCATTGTGCCACCATCTCCATCTGGCACTTCAATTTCTATTTGTTCAAAAGTTTCTTGTGGCTTAATCTTTTTTCCTTCTATATTTAAACCTTGTTGAGCTAATAAATTTGTAATTAAATCTTGTGATTTTTGATAAGCCAACTTGTCTTTAGCCAACTGTGATGCTGCTGCTGATGCTTCAGCTTCAGTACCTCTTTGCATTCCCATTGCTAATGCTTGACCAAAACTAATTGGTGTTTCTGAATATCCACTTGCCTCTAATAAACCTTGAGCCATACCTTGTCCTTTAGGAGATAAGACATAGTTAAGTAAATTGTCTCTCCAGTTAGGAGGTGTTTTAGTTCCTGTTTTATTTACTGTTGTTGCAGGTGCTACTGCTTGTTGATTAGCTAATCTTGATTTTGCTTGTCTATCAACAAAATTAACTGGTTGTATTGAAGGTGTATAACCACCATAAGCATTATTAGCAGTCATAGCTTGTCGCATTGCAGAATAATTACTTGGTCGATTTAAAGCACTATAATTAGATACTGCTTGATTCATTTGATTTGTATTAATAGGATAATTTAAACCAGAATTTAAAATAGCTTTTCTTACATCATANTGANTTGCNATTAAAAGAATCCTCCAAGTAAGCCACCACCNATAGCACCCACTCCTGCACCCATACCAGGAATCATACCTGCCATTTCAGCACCTTGCATTGCACCACCAAGTATTCCTGCACCTGTATTTCTAAAGACAGGTTTGGTTACTGCTGTTGTTTGAGGAACTGATGCACCAATAGATGCTAAATATTCTCGTAATTTGTAATATGGTTTTTGTTGTTCAAAATCAAAACGAGCCATAGCATCTTGTATTTGTGCCATTTCCATTGCTTCTTTTGTTTGACCAACTCCACCTAATGCTTGAATGTCGGTATAATCTGCTTGAGCAAGTTGTGGTGCAAGTTGTGTTGCAGTCATCATGTTTGCTCGTTCTTGATTATATTGATCGCCATAAACTTGATTTGCTAGTTGTCCTAATTCATCAGCTAATACTGCTTGATTAGCAGCACTACCTAATCTTCCTCCTTTGGCAAATTGTGATTGAACACCACTTGTTACATCTCCTGCCATTTGATTATATAATGCTTGTGAATATGGATTTGTTGTTGGACTTAAATATTGTCCTTGTAACATTTTATTTACTTCATTTTGTGAACTAGCAAGAAGAGGATTACTTAATGCTCTTGCTTTTGCTAAATTTAAAGCTGCTGTTGTCTCAGGTGCAAAATTTGTATAAGTTTGTTTTGGAAAATAGTTAGGTGTACTTGATTGAAATAAGTTTTGTGCTTGATCAAATGCTTCTGTAACATAAGGTTTAACAAATTCAGATGGCTCTGCACTTGTGGTTGTTGTTACATTTTGTGGATTACTGCCCTTTGACATTATAGCTCCTTAGTAAATAAATAAATTTTTTGTTCATATCCTTTTAATTTTTTTGACCAACCTTTACGACCTGCAACTTCTATTGCATCGCATTGATTGTTCTTTGCAAATTGTTCAATTTCTTTTTGTATTGGCTCAAGCCAATTGTCTAAATTCTTACCTCCTGCAAGAAAATATCGTAATATTCTTTTTCGTGGATATTGTGCAATTTCTGTAATGACTGCACTTTCCACTTTATCTTCCCAACTGATAAACAATTGAAATCTTTTTTGAATTAAGCCATCTAAAATATCTTGAGCTGTATAACAGTCATCAAGAGCTTTTTTTATTTCTGGCTCAACCTCATTCCAAATAATATGTAAATCTTTTGGTGGTACTTTAACAATCATCCAATAACCAAATAACCAAAAGTCTGATCGGTATTAGAAGAACTTGCGTGAGTTAAAGTTGCACTTCCATCAGCTCTCGCTGAAACATACAAATCATCTTTTGCACTATTGGCATTCGATGTAGTTGGCATAAATAATATAATTGAATTTTCTCCTATCCTTCTATCAGTCAAGGTTGATGAAGTTGCACTTGCAGTCAATGTGATATTGCCTGTTGAGTTTAACTTACCATCAATTGTATTATTTAATGCTTGTGATACGACTCGCAAATGTAATGCAGAGTCAGGTATCGAAATCGGTACATTAAGATATTGGTTTGTTGCCATTATCTCATTCCTTCTGGTCTAGCTTGAACATCAATGCCAGACATCGTTAAAAAGTTTCCTGATACTTTTACTCGTAGTCGATGATAGCGACTAGAAGAACGAAGAGGACAATTACCATTATCTAATGATGTAACTGCACTTCCAACTGTAATTCTATCTGCCTGTGAAGGTCTTGTAATAGGTGTAACAGTTATTGTNGTATCATTACCATCAGCATCAACAATTGGTCTTGCTCCAAGTAAAGTAGATCGTCTGTTTTTTGCTCCTTCAAATTCGGTGCTATCAACAGTTGCATCTAAACTTGATCCTAAAAACTTTCCAAATTTTTTATCGGCATTAAAAGCTGATAAACCAACTATATTATCGCCATACGCATAGGAGTCTAAACTATAAGGCAATCCCTCTAGTTCTCCTAACACATCTAAACTTTCTAAAGTGTTAAATGCTTCTTGGGAAGCTGTGGCAATAAATTCTAAACTTTGTCCTGATCCAGTTGCAAATCTATCAACATTAAAGTTGTAGCATAACAATCTGTTATTAACTGTGCTTGTCGGTAATCCAGTTGCATTTGCACCTCGATAACTCCATACAGCTAGACTGTTATTAGGATCAATCGCTGATGATATGCCTTCTAAATTAGAAGTAATATCTTTCATTAGAAAATCATCAATACGACCTTTTCCAATAGGTGTTAATTGTTGTCCACCTTCTAATTTATAGATACCATCTTGAGCCAAGAAAAATATCATATTACCAAAAGAGCAAACAGATCGTGGAGCAAAAGCACCAATGTTATCGGCTATTTTAGTAAATTGAAACTTTAAAGGAGTTCCAACATAATCCATTCGGTAGATAGCTCTTTCTAAAAAGACTACACCAAAACTTTCTCCACCAACTATTGCCTGTACATTTCCATGAACACCAACAATATCTTGANANCCAGATTGTGTTGTTTGACTTGGAGTCCAAGTAGAACTATNATTAATTCCTGACCATTTTACTCGTTGGTTATTAACATTAAATTGTTGCAACTTATGTGTTTGACTTCCACCAGTAGCAGTTAAAGTAATTGCTGTTCCTGCTGTGGCATTAGCTGAAGTTGTCGCTAATTTAATAGTGTTTGCTGTAACATAAATAACATAATAGGTACTCCCATCAGTTAAGTTTGTTAAAGCAGTATTACCATTTCTATCATAAATAACTGTGTCGCCAGTTGCCCAACCATGACTTGTAATCGTTATTTGATTACTTGAAATAGTATTAGAGTCAAAAGTTTTTTGCTGTTTCATATTCAGTTTGTAAATCCTGTAACAACAAAGTCTCTAACAACAGCTAAATATTTTTGCTTTAAAATCAGTTAAATCTGAAAATAAGCTATCAGCTCCTTGTTCAAATTTTTGTACATAATCAGCATGATTAGTGGCAATAATGTTTTTACCAAATTGCGTAAATGCCCAAAAGTCTCTTGATCCTTCTGAAGTAGAATTACTATATCCACCTGCTTTGGATTTATCTTGAAATACTAAACTTGTATCCATTTGATAAAGTTTTGTTTCATCTCCTGCATAGTTGGTAGATCCACCATCAGAAAAAGATGTAAATAATCCAACTGGTGTCGTATTTAAACCTGTTCCACTTAAAGCTGCAAAGCTAGGAAAAGACCTATAACCTTTAGATAAAGGAATAACATTATCAACTTTAATTGCACCTGTATTTTGATAAGTCGGCAAGTCAGCTTGTAACTGCCCAAATTCTATATCAGGCATTTATACCACCATTCTTGCTGACATATTCAAAGGAGCTCCAGAAGTTCGACCTTGTGAAGCTGAATTGTTAGCACTATTTACTCCTTCTTTATATAATCCTGCCCATACTGGGAGTCTTTCATCATTCATTAAAAATGGCTCACTCTCAGCAAGTGAAGCATATAAATATAAATCAGGAAAATAAGTTAAAATATCATTTGATGTATTGGAACTTGATAGAGCTGTTGGTCTTTTAAAAAAACCAAGTTCTAATACATTTGCT